ACCTCCCCTCGCCTTCCTGATTACCTCGCGCGCGTAGTCTAGGTCGTCGTCGTCGGCCATCGGATGCGTGAGACGTTCGAGGGCAAGCAGCATTTGAGGCGCGAGGGAAATCAGGCGAGCGTTGGCTTCCATCTCAGGCGTAGGAAGTCCGTCGTATTCAGCATCCCATGTTTGACCAATGCGGCATTTGCCAGCGTATAAAGTGCATCCGTGAGCTTCCCACGGACCAGGGGTATGGGTTTTCATTGGATTCTTAGGCTTTCATCTTTCCGGTTTCGATTGCCCATTGGATGCCCAGCGCGGCTTCCTGCTGGTTTTCATCCAGTCGCTTGCCGTCGCAACGGATTTCAGTCGTGATGAATGAGTTTTTTCCGTTAGCCCGTTTGACCGCGCGGTGGAATCGCATGGATGCGCGTACGGCGGTTTCGATTGAGCGGTGGACCGATACGGTTCCACCATTGAAGGTGTCGTGGAGGGTGAATTTCATGCTTTGGATTTATTGCTGCGGATAGATTGGCCTACCCTTTCGCACCACACTTTCGCGTGATGCGCGGAGGAGAGGTCAGCGGTCCGATTTGCAATAGGTGCGGTAGTCTATGCGTCCGATCAGATAATCCGCACACGCGCGGGAGCGTTTTTCTGTCCATCCGACAGGGCCTGTCAGCCAGTCGAATATGTCAGAATATGTGAGTCCGCGCGCGGACTTGCGTGCGTGCGTGAGGTTACCGTTGATCAGGTTGTCCACGGCCGTTTCTATGCGTTGAATTGATGTCATTGGATGCGTTGGGTTTAGGCTAGGTTGAAGAGCGCGCGAAAGTCGGAATAGTCGTAACACAAGTCCGTCGCGAAGCGGTAGACACCAATGTCTTCCTGTCCATCGGCGCGTTTGACGGTGACATATTGCCAGCGTTCGCCTGACAGGATAAACGGATCTTCGAAGGCGCGGGGGCGGATGAATTCAAGGACTTTCATTTGATTGGATGCGTTAGGTTAGGGTTAGAAAGTGCAGCAGCCGCAGCACGGTGCGTCTTCACAACGGCCGCGCGCATTGCGGGTGCCAGTCCATCCGGAGGATAGTTTGACGCAAACCAGGCCGGATTCTTCCGGCATGTTTCCGGTGCATGCGTTGCAGTCTATGCGCCAGACACGGCCGCGCTTGGTGACGGTGCCAAGGCCAGTCGGGACGTATTCGTGGCATTGGACGCATTGTCCGGGATAACGGTTTAACATTGGATTGATTAAGTTTTGATTGATTGAGATTGAGATTGAAGAGACGTGTCAACCTACCGACGGCCGATAGATTGAAGCGGACCGTCAATTTCCGGCCGTTGTGATTCGTTGCACCCGTTTGGCACCCGTTCCGTGCGGTTTGAATCCGACAATGAACCCACGGTTTGCTTTCGCGCATAGGCGGCACTTGTCACACGATAGGTTGTCAACGCGTTGTGCGGGGCAGATGACCACGCGGTTGCCATCGGGTGTTGTGAAACGGTCAGGGCTGTTTTGAGGCACTACGGCCGCAACCGGAAGGCCTGTCTTGACCAATTGGTCCGCATGATTGACGGAGTTGGCGGACAGGTTGACAACGAAACCGCGCTCATTGGCGGACCGTAGTGCGGACAGGTTATCTGGCGTCAACGGCTTATGGGTGTAGGTGAAACCGCGCTTGCCAGTGTTGGCGGTTGCAAGTTCATCTAGTGCGGTTGCGTCAATTGAATCACCGACACCCGGCAAATCACCGGCTTGGTTGTGACGCCACAATTGGCCAGCTGGGAATGATCGGACTTTGGACAGGAAGGAAGACCAATCAAAACCGCGTTGACCGCTTGTTACTTTAGACCAATGCAACGCAAGCGGACCGGAGTCAGCATAGCAACCGTCTTTCTTGAAAGGGCAGGCTTCCGGGCAGGTATCGGCGGCCGACGTTGAAACCGGAATGGGGCCGGTTTTGACGTTGGAAGAGACTAAGGTTAGGTGAACGTTCATTGGATTTTAATGGTTGGGGGTGAAACCGGCGGACGTTTCTAGGTACGCTTGGATGAGGATGAAAGCGATGATTGCAGCCGCAATGGCGATGCGTTTGAGGGTTGAGCGTTTCATGGGTTAGATAGCGCGTTGACGTCGCCAAAGCGAGCCGGGGCGGGGGCGAAAACGAGGTTCAAAACCCAAAGGCCTTCGTCTTCGTCGCCTTCGATTCGTTGGTCGTCACCGAAGATAGTGACGCGATTGGGAAAGGTGTCCCAATCAACGTCAACGAAACGGGAGCGGAGGAGGGCGATTGCTGCGTCAACGCTTTCGAATGAGATGGCGACGTCAACGGGAAGCGCCGTGGCCACGCTGTCAGCTACTGCGGTGAGGATTCGATGGGATTCGGTTTGCATGGGATTTAAGAGCTTAGAATTTAATTGTCACGCCATGACCAGCGTTCCGGAACGCATCAACACCAACCGGGCCTGACACCGTGTTGAAGAGCTTACGCAACGCTTGTTTGGTGTTGAGCTTCAGAATCTCCCCGTCGACGTGAACGCTGAACCGGGGAAATCCGTTGCGCTTGGCGTCGGAATCGGAGTTTTCAACCGCGAAAGCTTCGAGTTCGGCAATGTCCAGATAGACCATTCCGTCGGCGGTTTTGGCGGTTTTCAGAGTGAATTTCATGGCGTGAGTTGTTCGTTTTGGCGCTGCTGACGGGGAGAGAATGCGACGGAATCCGATTCCGTGCAAACTTTTTTCAACTTTTTTTTGAAACCTGGTTGAAGCCCATGGGGTGGAAAAAACTGGCGGAAAACTGGCGTTGCCGACATCTACCTTGCCAAGCAAAGTACCTTGCATGACAGAAAACCAATGGAACCAAGCAAAAGCTCTTTACCTGTCAGGTAAGACGTGGAAAGCGATTGGAGCGGAGTTAAAGCTAAATTTCGCAACGCTGACAAGCAAGGCGAGCAAGGAAGGAATCACCAAGGTGAGACGGGAGATGAGGAATACAGTTTCCTCTAAAGAAACAGTTTCACTAGAAAGCCTGTCTGCGCTTGTCCGCAGCAAACTAGCTGCCGATGCCGCCAGCACGTTGGAACGCATAGACAGCTACGCATTGGACGGGATAAAGGATGAAAGCGTGAGAGAGACTATTCTGGGCAGCGTCGCCAAGCGTAGCGCGCTGGTCTTCGGATGGGGCGAACAAGGCGAAGCGGCCTCCGTTTCGATCAATTTACTTGGATCGATGCCGGATCGAATCTCGGAGATTCAAGTCACGGGAGAGACTGGGAAAGAGTGAATATAACACACCTTGTGCAACGTAGGGAAACTTATGATCAGCATAAGTTTTGCTTATGACAGAAAAGGATTCTTTTTCCTAGGCTTGGCACACTTTTTGACGTAGAGGGTGGCACCCCCTTTGCGGGTGGGCTTCGTTTACGATACCCCCCTCAAAAATTTTCCACCTTTTTGACCATGATAAACAAAATCAAAATCGGTCAAACTGTATCTTTAACAACCGCTGAGAGGAAGTTGGCCCACTTCATCGCCAAGAATCGCAACGGCAATAATCGTCATTTCAACATTACCAACCTGAAGATCAGCGCGCAGGATTCTGCGACTGTGGATTTGGAGGGTATATGCGGCGAGATAGCGTTCTGCAAGTTGTTCAATGTGTATCCTGATCTGGATACCGACCGCGATCCTCCGCATCCGCTCTACGACGCGACAATCCCGCCACCGCCGGGATATCGCATCGATGTCAAAACAACCAAGTACGAGACTGGAAAGCTACTAGTCGATGCGCGCAAAGGGCCGAAAACCGATGGCGTTGATTTCTATGTTCTGATGACCGGCTCATTCCCAGGTCCGTACACTTACCGTGGCATGATAGCGCGGGAGACGATCATCGCGCCTCATCGGATTGAGACGATTAAGGGTTATCGCTCGTATGCCGCCATCCAGTCGGAGTTGGTGGCCAACCCTATGGACGACACATTTTAATTGACGCGATAAGCATTTCTATCGCTCCATCCCGCGTAACGACCTTAAGAGTTGCATTCAACTGGTCATTGAATGCCCCCGTCTAAGCGGCAATGACACTCCGCATCGGAAGCGGTTGGATAATCAGCCACCGTGTGGTGGATGGATAACCAGCCATAACGCAGATAACGTCGGTTTACATTTTTCATCTCATGTCTTGTCCTAATGTCTTCAACGCCTTTGCGGTGGCTACCGAGTCGCTCGCTCAGGAC